AAAGAAAGGGCTTGAGTGGAGAAAAGAATTTGGAAGAGGTGGGACTGAGGTTGGAATCCGCACCGCAAGAATGATTATAAACAATGAACTTACTCCAGATAGAGTAACAAGAATGTTTAGTTTTCATTCAAGGCATCAGGTAGATAAAGAGGCGGAGGGCTACAACTCAGGAGAAAAGGGCTATCCGTCAAATGGTAGGATAGCAATTGCATTATGGGGCGGAGATTTTGGATTTGCTTTTAGTGAAAGGAAAAGAGAGGAAATAAAAGAAGAGGAAGAAAAAAGAGTTAGTGCTAAAATAAAAACAGCATTAGAGAATAAAAGAGATGAGCATAATGAAGAAATCAAAGAACTTAGTTTGGATTGGGATGGCTCTGTTACTTTACCAATGTTGGAAAAGGTATTTGATAGAGGGGTTGGGGCTTACAATACTAATCCTCAATCAGTAAGGCCAACAGTTAAATCACCTGAGCAGTGGGCCCTTGCCCGAACAAATTCGTTCCTTTATGCTATGAAAAAAGGTAAATTTAGAAGCGGTAAGCATGATACTGACTTGCTACCAAGTAATCATCCAGTAAAAAAAGAAATGGAAGAAAAAAATTTAGATATGAATATAGATTGTAATGATTGTTTTAGAAACAAAAGAGAATTAGTAGGTACAATGATAACAGATGGGATAGAGATGCCTTTGTTTAGTACAAAAGAAGAAGCTGAGAAAATGGCTGAAGAAATGGGAGGAAGCGGCTCACACATTCACACTTTAGATGGTGAAGAGTATTTTATGCCCTTTGAATCACATGAACAGATAATGATGATAATGTCAGGTGATGGAGAGATGGAAGAAAATGCTTACAAGAAAAAAATGAAAAAAGATGAAGATGAAGAGGAAAAGTCTTTTAGAAATAATAATCCAAATGTAGAAAAAAGAACATTTAATCTTGAAAGTAAAATTGAAACAAGAGAGGTTGATGGTAAAGAAAGAAATGTTGTTGTTGGATATGGAAGTGTTTATAATTCCAGAAGTGAGAATCTTGGTGGCTTTTATGAGTATATCTCAGAGGGTGCTTTTACTGATGAGTTAATTAATTCATCAGATGTAAGAGCATTGATTAACCATGATCCAAATTTAATACTTGCAAGAAGTAAGTTTGGAGAAGGTACTCTTAAATTAAATGCTGATAATAAAGGTTTAAAATATGAGTTTGAGATTCCAGATACATCTTATGCAAGAGATTTATTAATCAACATGAAAAATAATAATTTAAATCAAAGCTCTTTTGCTTTTACTATTCCATCTGGTGGGGATGAGTGGAGTTCAGATGAAGCTGGTAATAATATAAGAACAATCAATAAAATAGATAGATTATTTGATATCTCTGTTGTTACTTACCCAGCATATAGTCAAGCGGATTCTGATGTAATGGTAGCACAAAGGGGATTGAAAGAATATAAAGAAACAAAGAAATTAGTCAAGCATTCTCTTCTTGGACTAAAAATTGAAATAAATAAGAGAAAATAATAATTAAAATTAAATTTAAATGAAAACATCAATTGAATTAAAAGAGTTACGTTCTGACATAATCTCACAATTGGAGAATATCAAAGATGTTGCTTCAACTGAGAAGAGGGACTTAACTGAAGACGAAAACAATCAAGTTGATGGATTATTAACAGAGGTTGATAATCTTGATACAAAGATTGAAAGAACTGAAAAAATGGAATCTATTAAAAGAAATAGTGCTGTTGTTTCAGGAGTAGAAACTAAAAAAGTAGAAAAGGAAGTAAGAGATTATTCTTTCCAAGATGCTTTGAATCAAGCTGCTACTGGTAGAATAGAAGGGCTTGTAAAAGAAATGGATCAAGAGGCAAGAAATGAATCAAGATACACAGGCCAATCATTTAAAGGAGTTGGTATTCCTTCAAGCATATTAACAAGAGCTGCGGTTGGTACTTCTGCTGGTAATGCTACTGAAGTAATGGCTTGGACTGATCAATTAGAAGCTAATCTTGTTTTAGCAAGTGCTGGAGCTAATTTTTATAGTGGTGTGAACAATATGAAGTTCCCAGTTTTTTCTTCTATAAATTCTGGCTTCGTTGCTGAAACTGGTGGCTCTGCTCCAGCGGCAAATGGAACAGCTACATCATTAACATTAAGCCCCAAAAAGCTAATATCTATTGTAAACGTATCAGCTGAGGCTGTGACTCAAAACGCATCTATTGAAGCGGCATTGAGAAGAAACATGGCTGCAAGTGTAGCTGCTACAATGGAATCAGCTTTCTTAGCTAATGATGATGTAAGTGATGCTCCAACATCATTATTTAAAGATGCAACATCTTCAGCAACATCAGCAATTTCAGTTGCTAATGTTCAGAAAATGGAAACTGATTTATTAGCTGCAAGCGTTTCTTTAGAGGGAGCAAGAATGGCTTACATAATGAATCCAGCGGCTTACTCTGATGTTAAATCATTAGCTCAGGTTGCTTCTGTTTCTCCATTATATGATAATGCTGATAAAAGATTAAATGGATATTTTGCATTTATTACATCTAATCTTAACTCAGGTGGTACTGCTTCAAAAACTGCTGCTTTATTTGGAGATTTCTCTAAAGTACATATTGCTCAGTTTGGAGGTTTAGATGTTATTTATGACATTTATTCAGGTGCTGGAACTGGAGAGCCAAGATATGTTCTTACATCTCTTGTAGATGCTGGAGCTGTACAGGCTGATACTTTCCACAAAAACTTGGAGGCATAATAATTAGTATTAATTAAAGGGGTGGTTTAATACCCATCCCTTTTTTTTTAAATTTAACCATGAGAGCATACAAAGTAGTAACACCAGCAACAGATAACCCATTAACATTAACTGAGGCAAAAACTCATTTAAAGGTTGATACAACAGCGGATGATACATTTATCACTAATTTGATTAAATCAGCTACATCATCAGCTCAAGAATATACTAATAGATTTTTTATTGCAACTACTATTCAACAATATGGAGATAAGTGGGAAGACATAAGTAATCTATTTAAATCACCAGTTGCAAGTGTTACTAATATCAAATATGTTGATACATCTGGAAGTTTACAAACATTAAGTACAGATGTTTATTTTGTTGATGATGTAAACAAACCAGCAAGAATAGGATTAAAACCAAATCAATCATTCCCAGAGATTATTGATAGATTGAATGCAATATATGTTGAATATGTTGTTGGAGATGCATCAGCTGAAGAGCTTGATGAGGGAATAAAACAAGCTCTATTATTAACTATTGGTAATTGGTATCAGAATAGGCAAGCGGTAGTGACTGGAACAATAGCAACAGAGCTTCCAATGAATGCTAAGTTTTTATTAGACCAATATAAAATACAAGTATGCAGATAGGGCATCTTGATAGAAGAATTACTTTGCAAAACTATGTTACAAGTGCTAATAGCTATGGTGAGTTAATAGAATCTTATAGTACTTATAGAGAGGTTTGGGCAAAAGTAGATTTTGATGGAGGTAGTCAATCAGATGAATTTGATAGAATAACAGCAATAAGCAAAGTGAAGTTTTTCATTAGAAATCTTGACTTAGCAGACTTAACCGAAAAAACAAGAATAAGCTATGATAGTAAATTATATTACATTCAAGCAATAAATGAGATTGAGGGAAGAGAGAGTTTTTTAGAAATAATAACTGAACAAAGAGATTAAATGAGTTTTAGTAGAGCAACAGAAAGAGTAACATTTAAGATGGAGGGTTTGAAAGAGCTTCAAGATTTATTTGCTCAATTACCTAAAACATTGAATAATGATAAGATGTTCAACAAGTTCTTTAGAGAGAACTCAAAACCATTAATTAAAGAAGCCAGAGCTAATCTTGTAAAAGAAAAAGCTGATAAAACTGGAAGATTAAAAAGGTCAATTGGCTATTTTACAACGAGAAGATCAAGAAAGTTCTTAGGCGGTTTTGTTGGCCCAAGAGTAAAAGGAGCATTTGGGTCTGGTAAAAAAAGTAAATCTGGTCAAGGTAAATCAGGATTCTATGGTGCTTGGATTGAGTATGGTGATGAGGTAATGTTTGGAGGAAGAGGGCCAATGAAAAGAGCTAAGAAATACTTTGAACCAGCTTTTAAAACAACTAAAGGTATAATGTTAAAAAATACTTTTAAAGATGCTGAGAAAGTAATTGAAAGGTCTGTTAAAAGCTATGCAAGAAGAACACAAAAATTTGGAATATTTGGAAGATAATGAAAGTAGGGTTAGCATTATATAGTTTATTGAGTAGCAATGGAGATGTGAGCTCAGTTGTTGGAACAAGAATCTTTCCAAACGTAGCTCCTCAAACTACTACATTTCCATTCATTATATATGAAGTGGATGGTGATGATCCTAATGATACTAAGGATGGAGTGAGTACAGTAGATGTTAATAATGTTACTGTAAGTTGTTATTCTAAATCTTATAGTGATGCAAGTGATTTGGCATTAAAAATAAGAACTGCATTAGATAGACAAAGCGGAACTCATGGTGGAGTTTCAATTCAATCCATCCAATATGATAGTTATAATGATATTTTTGATGATAACCATGAGGATGGGGTGTTTAGGAAAGCAATAGATTTTAATGTAAGGATTATAAATACAGCATAATGAAATATAAATTAGAAAAGAATTTAAGAATGTTTGGTAAAGTTTACCAAGCTGGTGAATCAGTTGAATTAAAAGAAGAGGATTACAAGAGGCTCAAGAAATTGAGTTATTTTAAAACTAAAAAAAAGAAAGTAAAAGATGGCGACAATAACAGTTCAGACGATAACTGAAAGCGGAATAACTCCCACCTTTGCAAGTGCAACGGCTGAAGGGGATGTAATGGATAATGATGGAAAGACCTTTCTCATGATTAAGAATGGAGGGGGTGGCTCTATTACTGTTACTGTAACAGCTCAAGTTACATCATTTGATGTTGGTGCTTTCGGACCATTAACTAAAAGTAATGCAACTATTGCTGTTGGTGCTGGTGCTGAGGGTATGATTGGACCATTTGCACCCTTAGCTTTCAATACTAATGATTCACAAATAAGTATAACTTACAGCGGAGTTACAAGTTTAACTGTTGCGGGGTTTAGATTAGATAATTAATTAATTAAATAAATAAATAGAAATGGCAATTTTAAATGGAACAGAATTAAAAGTGTACAGCTCTGGGACAACTAACTTAGTAGCTTTTGCACAAAACTGTACTTTGACAGTTAATCAAAGTATAAGAGAAATAACTAACAAAGAATCAGCTGGATTCAAAGAATCATTAGAGGGATTGAGAGATTTTACTATTGATGTTGATGGAGCTTATGCATGGACTGATGCAACTGGATCAGCTCTAACTAATGGTGCAGATGATGTATTACAAACTAATGTTTTGAATGCAAGACAAAAAGTAGACTTTATCTTTGGGGATACAACTACTACATCTGATGTATCTTATTCTGGTAGTGGGTTTATTACATCAATGAGCTTTACTGGAGGAACTGAAGATACAGCAACTTATTCAATGACAATAGAAGGAACTGGACTTTTGACTCAAGCGGTTCAATAATAACTTTTGGTGGCGGTGCTTGGTAATTCTTTCGGTGAGTTACTGAGCATCAAAACCATTTTAAAATACTTACTGAAATGAATTATAAAATGATAACAATAGGCAAAGAAGACCATCCAATTAAGTTTGGCTTCAATGCTTTAAGAAAATATTCTAAAATGACTAATACTTCACTTGCGGACTTAGATAAACTTGGGCAAGAGATGACTTTAGACAATGCTTTGATTTTAATGTATTGCGGTATTGAGGATGGTTACAGAGCCTCTAAGCAAGAA